TGATACCATTGCTCGATATTAATCGAGTGCCAAGAGAATTCTTTTTTCATATTACTGAAATTGAATAGTTGTTATTATAAGTGTTAAAGTAATTCAAACCAACGTATCTAATAGAATCCATAGCGTGGTTGTAAAAATCTATTGGCTCGTTGAGTGTAAGACCATCACGAGTAACCTTGTATTTATAAGATCCTATTTCCTTACGAACGCCTGCACTACTTTTGGTAATGTTTATCTTGTATCGTTTCAAAATATCAATACCATTCTTGATACTATCAGCACCTTTTTTGGCTGGCTCAACATTCAATCCGTGCGACCTCAACTCTGCAATACTTTTAGGCTCTGCACTATCAGCTACTATTGTAGTAGAACCAACGCCATATTCTTTGATTATTCGAGCTATATCAGTATTTAATAAACCATTGCTATATGCTATTTCGTGAACCCATAACTCGCCATTCGACAAGCGCACATCTACTATCGCTGTAGGGTCATTTGTAAAACCAAAGTCAATACCGATATATCTTTTCTTGTAATCTTTTGGCAACTCATCACACAAGGACCAGTTCGTATATATCAATCCACTAATTTTGCCAGTGTAACCTCGTGCATACACTTCCCAAAGCTCCTTATCTTTTATACCTTCTATCCTATCGTGCTGCTCTTGTGTCAGGAATGGATTGTGAACGTGCCAGGTCCTAAAGAAAACAGCATCAGGTTCGGTTATCAAATCGTGCGCCCAAAATCGCTCATTTGGGTTGTAGTCTAAAAAGATACGCTTCTTTGTTCTAATTGATAATTGCCAATAAATATCAAACGAGATACCATTCGCTTCGTTTACGAATAAGTAATCACGTTTACCACTTTTTGCATCTTGTTCATCTTGGTAGCTTGTAAACTCAATTATCGAGCCATTTTTACACTTAAATATACGGTCTGTTTCATTTGGCTTCTCGTACATCGTTTGATAGTCTGGTGAGCTGGACCATATATTTTTAGCGTCACGATACGCCCCTTTTTTTAAGTTTGGTACATCTTGACCTACTACTGTTATAACGCTGTTAGGCTCTTGTATTCCAATATAAAACAATACATCGAGTGTCGTGTATGTTTTACCACTCGACGTTCCACCTTGCTCTATTGTTATCCTCTTTGTAGCATTTAATAAAGTAAAGAAGTATTTAGGCTTGTTCAGGCTTTTTGTCATCGTTCGCTATTTCTTGCGTTTCAATCACATTTACAATGTAGGTTGGTGATTTTAACTCACCGCCTTTTGATGTTATATCTATGTAGTTTTGGTTAAGCATTTGACGCTCTTCATTAGTACAAATCAAACGATATAAAGCGAGTAGCTCTGCAGCCTTTTCGCCTTTGTATAATTTGGCACGAATAGAGGATTTTGTTTTAATCTTATTTAGCTCTAACATTTCCTTTAATTCGTTACTTTCGTCACTTTCAAGTGGGAAATACTCGTAATACGTTTTCTTTGATATTGGTAAAAACGCAACAATATCCTCAATAAAAAAAAGGTTGTTTTTTTCTATTGCTTCCTTTGCTTGTTCAAATATCTTACCTTTGTCGTATGCCATTATTTTTTCTTTTTATAGGTTCTCTTTGCTTTTGGTTGTAGCGTTGGCTCAACTATCATTTCCACTTTGATAACCTTTTCAGGTCTTTGTATTGTTGCCTCTGCTTCTTCTTGTTCTGCTTTCTTAAATATCTTATATAAGCGACTGCACATCTCAACAACACATTGCGAGCAGTTTCTATCAGCTAACTTAAAACCTTTCGCTTCGTACACTTCCTTTAACGTGTTTATCTGAGTGTTGTACATCATACGCACATACTTTGCAAGAGCTGCACTTTCAAGATATGGAAGCAGCGGTTTTAGTTTCTCGATTGTTTCTTTATTTGTCATAATTTGTTTGTTAGTTTAATGAATACTATTTTTATTATATTAAATATCTCGTTTGTAAATTGAGCAGTAAAAGCTGAAAGGCAAGCAAGCATAAAAGTAAAGATTGAAAGCTCACCAAATAAAAGCAAATAAATAATCGACACCCAGAAGGTCATACATTTTGAGCAATCAAAAGGTTTCAATGAGTAATCAGACCCTTTCATTTTCCCATTCGTTAGCAGTCTTTTTAGTAAAGATTTTATGCTATCCATTCCACCGCTTTGGTCAATCAGATAGACTACTGCTATATTAATAAATATAAGATTTATCATAGTGTCAGCGTTTTAGTTATTTCTTTTATCTTGTTACGTATCATCTCGTGGCTCACTCCAAGCATCTCACCTATTTCACGAAAAGAATATCCAATCATTCTCAACGATAGTAAATTCTTTTGCCATTTGTCAAGCGCTTGAAATCTCTTCTTGTAAATCTCTACATCTATATCGCACATAAGTGTTATGTTTGGTTCAAGTTCAGATATAAGAGTATCAATTTCAATCTGTATCGTTTTCTGTACAGCAAATTGGTCGTATTTTATCCTCATAAGATATTTCAAGTTTTCGTGGCAATTTGTATTTCTTGTAAAAAGGTGAGGTAACGCTTGAGAATGTGTTTTTTGCTAACTTGACAATAAAGAAGTTTATCGATGCTTCATCTTGTAAGTGTACGAGCTTTGCTTCTTTCTGTTCGCATAGTATCAGATATATTTCACTTATGCCATCATCGAGCAGGCTTTTATCGTCGAGGTATTTTGCGACAATATATGGCACGAAACCACTTTTATAAATCCGTTCGATAATTTGGCATTTGTTCATCTTTCTGCTTTTTATGTTTTATAACATAGTTTTAAACATTGGTTTTAAGAAAGTCAAAAAAATAAAGTTGGATTTTCGGATGTTCTTTTTTCTTTCTTTTAATTGTTCTCTTTTAATCTCTTTTCTTTTCTTTATATTACTTTCTTTTCTTTTCTCTTTTTTCTCTTATTTTTTTCTTTCTTTTTTCTTACTAAAAATTATTCTCCATAAACGTAAGCAATCAACGCAGCATCTAACATTTCTTGAAGTTCAGCTTTCAAATACTTCTTTGGTAATTCTACCTTTGCAAACTTTTTTAACTCATCGAGCGTTATTTTCTTGTCTTTGCCTTTCCAACATTTTGCGAGTGGCTCAATTTCTACAACATTCAATCCGTAGTGTTTGCACATCTCGGCAATAAGTATTCCTGTTTGGTGGTTTCTACCAACGTGTTTAGCGATTAAAGATGAAACTCTTGTATTCCCTCCGTGAAAATTACTTTTTTTGATTAACCACGAAGCCTCAACGTAAATAGTAGCATCAAATCTCATTGATACGTCTTTTAGAAAATCCAATAATTCAGGAAAACAAAATAACGAAGCCGAAACGATACCTGTGCTTTTATCATTTATCGCAACACCTGACTTTTTAACGTCAGGATCTATTCCGATTATTATCTTTGTTTTCATCGTGGCAAATATAGTGTATTATTTATTAATTTGCAAGTTAATTTGAAAAAGATAATAAAATATCCTTTTCATCAGAAATTTCAAATCCATAATGCCAAGTTTCAGTAACATTTTGCGCCAAACAATACGTAACAGAGCTTGAAGGTCTTAAGGCAATACCAGTGACTACTCGAGGATATTGCTCTTTATCTGTTTTTATAAAAACCGTTTGTCCTATTTTGAACTCTATTTTATGCCCAGATGATAATTTGTTAATTAATTGAAAATTTTCCTTTTGAAGAATTATAACATTTGAAAGATTCTCATTTTCTTTTTCTAAACATTCAATTTTAGCCAAAGCTGCTTTTAATGTTAATTCTTTAAGCTCTTTTTGTTTTTTAAATAGTGTCATAGTATTAGTTTTTTAAATTTTTACGTTTATTTTTAAGTTTTTCGTTTATTTCGTACTTATGCTTTTGGTAGTAGCGTTTAGCCGCTTCGCTCTTTTTTCCACTCGCTGCATAGTCTTTTTGATATTGTTTTTGATATTCTTCGCGTGTCATTTTCTCATTTTCAATTTTCATTTTCATTTCTTTTATCAAGTTAATTATGCACAAGTTTAAGAAAACAGCGTTCGTGCATTTATTCGCTGTTCTGCTATTTTGAAATATTGCTCGTCTTTCTCTATTCCTATAAAATTTCGTTTAAGATTTTTACAAGCTACTCCAGTAGTCCCCGAACCCATACAAGGGTCAAATATTGTCATGTTTTCATTGCTATATGTTTTTAGTAAATAATCAAATAATGCTATTGGTTTTTGTGTTGGGTGTAAAAATGCTTTCCTGTCGGGCTGTTTGCTGTATCTAATTATACTTTTCGGGTTCACTAAAAGTGGGTTGTAATCTTCGGCATACTTATTATCAGCACCCCCTAAATGAGCGTGTGCAATCTTATTTTTTTGGTTGTTTTTATTCCTTACTGCGTTCACTCTTATATCCTGTGATTTGCGTTCTGTAAATTGCCTGTTATAAATAGGCTTTTCGTTATAAAATACACAAATATTTTCATGCAACTTCATAGGCATATACTTTGCAGTCATTTGTCCGCTTGGTTGCACTTTATCCCAAATCCATTCGTACTTAAACATTTTTGGGTTACTCATTACCAAAGCACTTGTAAAAGGTTGCGAAGCGGTTGTAATAAATGCTCCGTTTGGTTTTAGTAAATAATTAACCATCCCCCAAAGTTTATCAAAAGGAATAATTGTATCCCATTTACAGGCAGTTGTTCCATAAGGCAAATCAGTTAAAATTAGGTCAATACTTTTCGGCTCTATATTTTTATACAGTTCCAAACAATCTCCTAAAAAAACCTGTGCATAACACTCGCTATAAGTAATGGCGGTTTTATCGGTTAATTTATCGTTTGTGCTTTCTATTGTCATTTGTTGTATTTTGATAGTGAGTAGTTCTAAATCCGCCACTACTCATAGCGGAAACGTTAGTGGCAATGCTACCCGAACACACGAGCAACTGCCAAATTATAATATTTTACATCTTTTTCAATTCCAATAAAAGATCGGTTCAACCCCTTTGCTCCTAAACAAGTTGTTCCTA